CCGCCCCGACGGGAAACCTGCGGTTTCCCTACTTTTTATGGTCTATGACGCGGTGAGAGTCAAAGGGGAAGACCTGACTCAGAAACCCTTGGATGCCCGACTCGAGGCGGCTCGTAAGGTCGCCAAGTCAATCATCAAAACGGCGAATGCCCCCCTTGAGATTCGGGTCAAGACCATGTGGCCTCTCGGACTTCCGGTGCCCGACCTCAATGCGTTTGAATACGAGACTGACGGGCTCGTCTTCACACCGGTCAATGAGCCTATCCGAACAGGGACCCATGAAACCATGTTCAAGTGGAAACCCCGCGAACGTATTACGATTGATTTTTGTATCAAAAATGGATCGGACCTTTTTGTACAGGACAAAGGGATCCCATACAAAGAGGCTAGCCTGCATCTACACAATGTCCGTCGAGACCTTCCGGATGGAACCATAGTAGAGTGTGGGTACGGGGACCTAGGGTGGTTTGTGGAGAAGATCCGAACAGACAAGACGCATGCAAATAACCGCCGCACATATTTCAGGACACTCGTGAACTTGAGGGAAGCAATTGAACTCGAAGAGTTCAATAGATGTTAAACTCGCACAAGCGAGTGGACCGGTCGATACCACGCCTGGTAAAACTCACCCCGAAGCACTTGTATACCCGGTAATTCAGACACTTTTTCATCGTCCTTAATGTACCACTTGTCAAATCGTCTCACGAGTAGCGCATAGTGTCCCCCGTTCTTGTGTCCCTGGTGCATGACGCACGCAAAGAGTTTGAGCCCTTCAAACTCGAATGGAATTTCAATCGGAAATTTGTAGTCGTACATGGAAAATGAAAAGCTCGTAAACTTGGGCCAACGCTTCACGCGGGTCTGGATCGTCGCACTCTTGTGTGTCGTCCCAGAACTGTCTGTGTAATTTTCAATTGAAATTGGTTGATGGTACCGATCCTTGATCAAGTCTTGGAGCCGACAGGGTTCAGTCACGTCCAAGAGTAGGGTCGTGAACGTGTTTCGAACCTCAGACTTTCCCTCTTCCCATGTCGTCACTTGCGTCTCCTCCCCGTTGAACAGGTCTGTAATGAAGTCCTTTCCGAGAGACTGCTCAAAAACGTCTATGAGGTGTAAGATGACCTCTTGGGCATCGTGTTGGCGTCCGTCGGCGAACTCAGGGTACCGAACTTTGAAGGCTCCAAACAGGTCACTCGGACTCACGGGGTCAGTCTTGCCCTTGATGAAAAGTTGCTTGATGACCTTTTGGTACTCGCGGGTAATGTCACATGGACCCGTGTACTCCACGTCAAACAGGAACTTTGTGAGTGGAGGCACATGGGCCAAACACTGAACGGCACAGTTAAAGTAACAAGAGTTACCGAGGTTCCAGAGACCTCGCATCTTGTCTTAAAAGACACGCGCGCTGTATCTCTAAGACAAAATGAGTCTCGCGATTCGTGAAGGTGCCAACCCAGTTGCCAAGTCTCTCTTTGACAAGTGGGCCCAGGTGATCGAGACACACAAGACAAATGAGAATACTGAAATTGAAATTCGGTTCGGGCGGCGTGCCGGAAACAAGTTTGACACCAATGTGGGACAGGAGACGTTCAAGAAGGTTCTACAGGCTCTGACCAAGTACGAGGGGTGGGAGTCTACGGGTCACTCGGAGGTGACCGTGTACTACTTTGAAGGGGGGAAAAGGCTTTCCGTGAATGAGCAGACGGACGAGCAAAAGGGCGAAATCAAGACCCGTGTGGCGGTTGATGATTTTCATTTGCCGAATGAGCCTCTGGATGTGCGTCTGGGGGTGAGCACGGAGGTTCCGTTCGAGTATGACGGAGAGGAGACGAGTACCGAGCAAAAGACCAAGGAACGTTGGTCGTTTGTTCGAAAGAATCTGTCGATTGACATGACGATCATCACGGGGAACCCCGACGACAAGGATTCAGACGAGGATAAGACGTACCAAATTGAAATGGAAATTATTGACCCATCTCAAATTCAAAACAAAATTGAGTTGTTCAACCTGTTGTACAAGGTGTTTGACGTGATGAAGTGTGTCTAGTCCAGTCGGCCCGTGGCCGACTGTCCGCCCTCCGGGGCTCACAGTCGCTACGCGACTGGTTTCTTAACCTTCCGCTTCAAGGGACCGACCGCTCCAAACTTCACCTTATTCATAACATTCTTGGTCCATTTCTCCTTGAGTTTCTTCATTTGCGTGGCTGTCACCTTCCCCTTGAGTGCCACGCGAATCTCATTCCACGTCATGTTCTTCCTTGTGTTGATCCCCAGACCTTCTAGGGTGTTCGACAGATTCGTCGCGTTTCGAGGGATGGTATACACATAGTTGACGCGGCGGTTCGGCTCGGCGCGTTCCTTCCGGGGTTTCTTGAGTTCCCCTCGTCCCCTGAGCATGTATGCATTCTTGACGAAACGTTTGTACAGAGCCTCCACATCCTTTTTGAGTGGCTGACCCTTTGCACCCTTGGGCAGACCGTTCAGGGCTCGTATGAGTTTTCGCGTATTATCCTTATTATACGCGTTCCCTAGGTTCTGAGTCAGACGGAGGTTAAACTCGAGCTGGCGAGCAAAGGCCGCTTCTTCCGCCTCGTTGCGCGCCGCCTCTTCAGCCGCACGCTTGGCGTTCGCCGCTGCCCTGTTTGCAGACGCCTTTGCCGCTGCAGCCTTGTTCGCGGCAGCCTTTTCCACGTTAGTCTTCTTCCCGTGAACAACCGCCCGAAGTGTGTTAAACCGGTCACCCAGATTCAGGGAGTTGTATTCCTTGAACAAATTAGGACTCAAAATCTTCTGAGCAATCTTTTGACGCACGTTCGCCCCGAGCGTCACCCACTCGCGCTCGGTCATGATACCCTCTTGTGTGGTACGAGACACGCGACCGTTATTCAAAAACTTGTAAAAGATTCCATTCACAAGCGCATCGTATGACCGGTTGGGGCGGTGTGCACCCGTCTTGGTCTTTATGTACGCAATGAGGTCTGGTTTCTTTGTTTTGGTCGTCACTTGGGGAATATTGAGGTTCCGCGCAATGGCAACAAGCTCGGGGACGGGGATCCGGGTCGCCTGTTTGCCGTTAATATGAAGAATACCATTGAGTCCCATGGTCACGCGGTGTTTCGGGCCGAAGGTCGCGTTACTCTTTCCAACGTTGGCGGGAATTTTGAAGATGGACCGAACGGCGGCGGGGATGTTACGCTTTGCGGCCGCGTAGGCCTTTATCACGGTCTTGGCACCCGTCTTGACGTCCTTGGGAACGGCATACCACCGAGGCTGGTGACCCGGTCCGGGGCGGACGTAGCGCTTTCCGGATGGATCCACATTGGTCCATTCGGAACGTTCGGCGCGGTTCGCTTTACGTTTCTCGAGGTCCTCGGTCGGAAGAGGAATACCTAGGTCCTGGAACACTTTTTTGGTCGCGGGTGGGGGTGCAACGCCCACCTCCCTGAACCGCCGGGCGACCGTCGCGGCGTCCTTTGCCGTGAGTTTGAGCTGCCCAACCTGAACGGGAAACGGAAGTCCCATTCGGCGCTCCATCTTGGCCCACATGTACAGACGCGGCTTGTTGTCTTGTCCGGGACGCACGTAGTACCCGCCCGGCGGGGTCACGGTCCACGAGGCCGCAAGGGGGTACCTGTCCGCGGCCCGGGCACGCGCAGCTGCTGCGGAGTTCTTCCGGGGTTTCACGAGCATGGCGCGCTTCCCGAAATTCATGACCAGGGCCGGTGCAATGCCATATGTGGGACTCAGGAACTGTTTGAACAGTTCCCGGGGAAGGTCAACGTCATTGGGACTCTTTATGCCTGTAAAGAGGACAGTCCCATTTTCAAAAAACTGGTACGTCCACTTTGGTTTCTTGAGTTTCAAAAGGACGACCGGGAGACCAAACCCAGTTTCAGACCGAACCGTCTCGCGTATATCAGCGGGAAGGCGCCCGAGCTCGTCTGCGAGTCCTTTGAGATCAAAGTGACGATTGACGCTAAACATACCATCAATCTTTTTGTAGGTTGGTGGTGCCTTCAGCAAGAGTTTCGGAGCCCACCCGCTCTTGACGATAGCGAGGAGAGCCTGCTCGTAGTTCCCCGCACCAAGAACGTCAAAGCCTTTATCGGAAACGACGATGGTCACGGCGCGGTACTTGGCGACAAGTTTTGTGACCCCTGTATCGTTCCCGATCCACCGCGACCCTTCCCATCGTACGACGGGTGCAGTTGTTTTGTATCCGACAATTTCCGAAAAACCTTTAGGCTCGGACTCGAACACGGCGCGCCAGTTTGTTGGTAATTTGAAGGAGACAATCTGGGCAGTTATGACGGGCTTGGACACCTTGTATAACCCCTGGTTGTTTGTAAAAATAAGCTTCCGCCGGAACATCTCTTGGATCTTTCTGGCGGCGGCCGCGTTGACGCTCATATCTGACATTTAGGTACATTTTAATTTTCATCAACAAAGTCGAGTCCGAAGATGAATGGCTGAGACGCATACGAGTTTCCTTTCCAAATACGGGACTCGGTCCGGACCTCGATTTCGCGCGAACTGAATGGCCCTGCGTAAAAGTCCTGATTGAACTTGAATGACCCGAGCATATTCTCCTTGCAGTGCTGGTTGAACCGCTCCACAAAGGTGCGTTGGGGAACGCACAGGTCCTTGCCGAACCGAACCTTCTCGGAACACAACAGGTGCTGGAGAGAGTTTGTGACGGTCGCAATCTGGTTCTGGACTTGCTTGAAATAGGCCGGAAGCACGTTCCAGATATCCTTGTCCGCGTACTTGTGCGCATAGTCCAGGTAGGCCCGGAGGCACTTGCACAGAATGGCCGGCATCTCGAGCTCGAGCTTGTCGTCCAAGTGCGGGTCGGCCACGTCCGGTGCAATCTGGCGCCCAAAGTTGACGGTGGCCAAACGACGCAGAATGGACCCGGAGTTGTCCTTCCAGTTGGGAACCTCGTTCCCGCCCAAGATGCCCGGGGTCTTCCACTGAACGCTCACAGCCGTCTCGCACTTGCGCGCCACACTCACGTCCTCACCAGACACGAGCGACTGGAACTCCGCCTGCTCAAGCTGCAAGTCACCCTTGATTTCAGGGCTAATAAACATGAATCCCTTGTAAATGCTCTGGAGCCCAAACTTCTTTTCGATATTGTTGGACAGAGTCGCCACGTCCTCACACTCGTAAAACTTGCGGGCCACCTTGGTAATCAGGGTCGACTTACCTGACTGTGCAATACCCTTGAGGAAAGGGATGATTTGCCACCCGTCCAGCTCATTGACGTCAAAACACAAACGACCCATGAAGACGTAGAGCCACCGACACACGGACTCGTCAAACTTCTGGTAATCCAGAACCTTTTGGAAGTTGGGCGTCGCGATGTGATACCAGTCATCCACCTCGTGGTGTGGGTCAAAGGGTAAATCAAAGTACTTGCACGACACGAGCTCCGGGTCCAACTCGTGAAACTCCTTGGACGTGTACTCGTAGAATGTAAACTGACGCGCACCCGTCTCGGGGTTCCTATTCTCATCGATTGGTCGAGCATCAAGTAGACCATTCTCAAAGGACCAAACGTGCCGGTCCTTCTTAATCTCAGAAAACTGAATATCCTTGCAGTTTGACAAGTGTCGAATGACGTCGTTCGCCATACCGCCGCGATTCGTCAGATTCATCCACATTTCGGCGTTGTCCTCCTTCTGGGTCTCGTCATACACAAAGTCCTTGATCTCCTTGATAGGCTTCCAGGCTCGCGTGTTGCGAATCTCCTTGCAACACTGATCCCGGTACCGACGGAACCCATTCTTGTACGCCTGTCTCAAAAGGTAAATGAGGAGAGTCTGGTACGGACTGGTCGATTCACCGATATCAAAATCCACATCGGGATTCTCGACCAGGGGCTGATTGAACATCTTGTACTCGGCGTCATTCTCAATAAACTTGGCCGTAATCTTCTTGTAACACTCACGGAACCGCTTGATTCGGCGCTCGAAACTCATCTTGTCTCCATTAATATCTTCCGTCTCGGACTTGGAAATCTCCAAAAGCTCGGCACGGGCAATCATGTATCCACACACGTTGACTGTGATGCGCTTCTTCTCAAGCATACGCTCGAGATCCTCCTTGTCGATATCGATGGGGAGGCCATACTCGTCCCGCCGGGGACTCGCCGGAAGCCATTTGGTTGCCAAGTTGGAGTAAATCTCTTGGCGTCTATCTGTGTTTTGCAAATTTAGATACAAATTTCGCTCACAATCGTTCAGCTTGTTGTTCAAATCGTCAGCAGTCCATGAGTTGATTTCCTTTTGGTAGACGCTTCCATCTGGAACAGGGGTCGCCTTCTTTTGTGTGGACGCCTTAGACATTGATGAAATAGCGACAGACTTTTTTAAGCGGCTACCAGACCACGTCCGAAGGACGTGTGATCCACAAGTCCTTTTAAGCGGCATCAGCCACCGCAGGAGGCGCGGGAACCATCTTGTTCAGAGCGGCCGCAATCTTGACGAGAATCTTGTTCTGCATCTCCATATTCAGTGCAATCTTCTCAGTCGCATCTTTCAGGCTCACAAGGGTCGTGGCAATGGTCTCGCCGTCCTCGGTGGCAAGTAGGCTCCCGAGCGCCTCGAACATATCCATGCCCTCCTCGAATTCCTCGTCCTCGTCAAACTCCTCGTCCTCGGGCTCTTCCTGCTGAACAATCTTGGGTGGCTGTGGGCGGGGTGGGCGAGACATCTGTATTGTTCTCGAAGGAAAAAGGTCTCGAATATTTTCGCAGCTGATATTAAAATGCCTGGTGGCGCTCTTATGCAAATCGTTGCCTACGGTGCACAGGACGTGTACCTGACTGGGGACCCCAAGGTGACTTTCTTCCAGACCGCCTACAAGCGTCACACCAATTTCGCCATGGAGACCGTACAACAGACGGTGGCCGGAAACATCGGCCCGGGGGGCCTCGCCTCAGTGACCCTGGCTCGTTCAGGAGATTTGGTCGGTGACATGTTTGTCGTCCTTCAGCCAACGCCCACGAGTGCTTCCAATTTGACTTCAAATAACACCGTGGCGGATATGTGCTGGGTCGCCGAGCGTGCATTTACATCCATCGAACTGTTCATTGGTGGCCAGTCCATCGACAAGCACTATCAGCTATGGTTCCGTCTGTATGCCGAGGTGTTCCTGAACGACACAAAGAAGCAAAACTACGGCAAGCTGACTTCGTGCCCAAATGTAAATATTGTTGCTGGACAGACCATCTCTTCACAGAGCTACGTGTACCTGCCCCTGATGTTCTGGTTCAACCGCAACCCCGGTCTGTTCCTGCCCCTTGTGGCCCTCCAGTACCATGAGGTCCGCATCGACTTTACCATTACTCCTCAGTACGCAAGCTATTTCGGCTTGAACCCTTTTGCCGTGTGGGCCAACTACGTGTACCTGGACACCGAGGAGCGTGACCGCGTCGCGAAGAAGCCCGCCGAGTACCTGATTGAGCAGGTCCAGCACGTGAATGCCGACCCAGTCGGCTCGACCAACGAGAACACTCCCAGCGTGATCCGTATGCAGTACAATCACCCAGTCAAGGAGCTCGTCTGGTGTTACCAGAACCCCGCCTTTTCCACCAACCCTAATTCCATGTGGAATTTCTCATCCAACGTGTCCAACGTGAATGTTACTGTTGATCCGTCCAAGCTGGCGGGGTCCCAGGCTCCGTTTTCTCCAGCCCACGTTGGATCTCCCGCTCTGTACGTTCCGGCGCCCTTCCTGACACCCCTCTACGTGAATGCGGCGAGCAACGTGACGACCGGCAACACCATTTCGGTCCAGTCGAACGTCCTTTCGGGCAACGTCTTCTGGGTCGAGTCTGGCATTCCCGTCGCTTCGTCAAACACGACGTACGGACAGGAGGTGGGGCCTATGCACCAGGCCAAGATCATCCTGAACGGCACGGACCGTTTCGTGCCTCAATACGGCAAGTATTTTAACCAGTACCAGCCGTATCAGTACCACTCGGGTATTCCTTACCCGGGTATCTACGTGTACTCCTTCGCCCTCAAGCCCGAGGAGCTGCAGCCAAGCGGCACGTGCAATTTCAGCCGTATCGATATGGCCCAAATTGCCGTGAACCTGAAGACTGGTATGCCCGCCCTGAACCAGCAGATGTTTGCGGTCAATTACAACATCCTTCGTGTACAGTCGGGTCTTGGCGGTCTTGCGTTCGCCAACTAAAGACGCGGAACTCTCAGTATTCAATGCAGACTCGTGGTGAGGTTGTCGATGTCATTGTCACTGTCATTCAGCGTCTCAATCAAGAAATGACCGAACACACAAAAGAAACACCGGAGTATATGCAACGGTTTACGGCGCTGGGGAGAATTTGGGACAAAGTCCGTGAAGATTTTGGAGAAGAGTTTACAGTCCAAGCCCTGTATCGGGTGAATGCCAAAATTGGTGGACACGCGGTCGTTCCCGGGTGGCTTGCGAAACGTGTTGAAGTCGCACAAGTTTATTCGGGTTTGCGCGCCTAGAATTTTTTTCTTGGGGACTAGTACCAAGCGATATCATGGCTGGCGGCCTTATGCAACTGGTTGCCTACGGAGCTCAGGACGTTTATCTGACCGGTCAGCCCAAGGTGACCTTCTTCCAGGCTGTGTACAAGCGCCACACTAACTTTGCGATGGAGAACATCCAGCAGACGGTGAACGGCACCCCCTCCAACGGTGGCCGCGTGTCCGTGACCATCGCCCGCAACGGCGACCTGGTCGGTGACATGTACATCCGCCTGCAGCCTACCCAGCTGAACGCCTCTAACCTGACCTCGACCAACACCACCATCGACACCAACTGGGTGGCCGAGCGGTCCATCGCCGACATTGAGCTGACCATCGGTGGCCAGCGCATTGACAAGCACTACCAGACCTGGTGGCGCCTGTACGCCGAGCTGTTCCTCTCCGAGAGCGAGAAGATCAACTACGGCAAGATGACCTCGAGCCCAGTGCCCTTCCCCGACAGCACCAACCCCAACAGTGTGTACCTGCCCCTGCTGTTCTTCTTCAACCGCAACCCCGGCCTGTACCTGCCCCTGATCGCCCTGCAGTACCACGAGGTCCGCCTGGATTTCGACCTGACCAGCTACTTCACCAGCTACTTCGGCGCCACCGGTGCCGTGTTCGAGGTGTGGGCCAACTACGTGTACCTGGACACCGAGGAGCGTCGCCGCTTCGCCCAGAAGGGCCACGAGTACCTGATTGAGCAGGTGCAGCACACCGGTGGTGATGCCATCACCCTGGCGGGCACCCCCGCCTCCACGGCCTCTGCCGTCGCCCAGACCATCCGTCTGTCCTTCAACCACCCCGTGAAGGAGCTGATCTGGTGCTACATTAACACCAGCTCCACTGCCTACAACTCCCTGTGGAACTTCTCCACCAGCGCTGCCAACGTGCAGGTGACTTGCAATGCCACCGCCACCGTGTCCCAGGGTGCTCTGCCCCACACCATCGGTGCTCCCCGCATTGCCTCCGCCTCCATCGCCTCTTGGATTGAGGAGGGCTCTTCCAACCTGGTTGCAAACAGCAACGTCGAGGTCGGCCCCCTGTACAACTTCAAGCTGGTGCTCAACGGCCAGGACCGCTTCAAGGAGCAGCAGGGCAAGTACTTCAACCAGTACCAGCCTTACGTGTACCATAGCGGTGTGCCATACCCCGGTGTGTACTGCTACAGCTTCGCGCTGCAGCCCGAGGAGCACCAGCCCACCGGCACTTGCAACTTCTCTCGCATTGATAACGCCCAGGTGGCGATCAACATCAAGGGCGCTGCCACCACCCCTCTGCAGAAGATGTTCGCGGTGAACTACAACATTCTGCGCATTCAGTCCGGAATG